AACACGGACATAACGTTAAAGTCCACATCGGCCAATCTATATATACCTGTGTCTTTAAGATAGTGTAAATCAGTGTGTTTGATAGCCTTAACGATAGGATAAAGAGCGTCTAAGCGATCTGAATTATTTAGGTTACAATCGTGGTTACCGGTGATCACGATGGTAGGAGAAATATCTGCCAAAGATCTGAAAAAGTCAGATACCATATCAATAAGTTCTGGTGACATATCAGTTTTAGCATGTACAATATCTCCTGCCACATATATCACAGAATTAGGCGTAGCATTCTTTTTGATATAAGAATATAATCGTTTGAATACTATCTTATATTCTTTATGACGTTTCACATTTCGGATATGTACATCTGCAATATGAAAAATCTTATCAATCTGTTTTATGTCTGTTTTTATAACGTACATAATATTTTTTCTTCCATTAATTTGAATTCAGACAGTTCTGATGTCTGATCTATAACTTCATGTATCTTCTGAAATCCTAAGTCAGCTGGATCTGAATCTGGCAGATCTACGAAATATACATGTATACCATTTGCCATGAAATATTCAGCAGCTTCTAATGCTTGTTTACGAGCATCTTGATCTAAACATATGTAAATGTGTTTAACTGATTTTTCTACAAGTCTCAGTTTCAATACATCTGATATGGTTTTACCAAATAAAGGAATGGCATTACGTCGAATTGCAATTGCATCAAAAACTCCTTCAACTAAAACAATAGGTTGTTTCCAATCAACATGTAGTTCAAATCCAACCACATTCTTTGATATAGACGGATTCTTATATTTCAATGTATCATCTTTGTAATATGCTCTAGCAACAAAATAATTCAGATTAGCAGCATCATCATAACTTGGTATGATAATCTTACCTTCATATTGACCCGAATCGCAGTATCCTATTCTATATTTCAGAATGTCAGTCAGTGTGATTCCTCGTTTAGCAAGATAATGAAATGCATTACGAAACTCTGGATCAGTTCGTTGCTTCCATAATGGTTTATATTCTGATGGTAATGTTACTACCGGAGTATTAGTAGATGTATATTTTGATTTGATCTGTACATCTTCTATGAGTTCAGCTAATCGTACAAACTTACTTCTGTCTACTTTCAGTTTACGAAACAGAGTATGTATCTTTCTGCCCGCTGCATTACATACCCAACAATGCCAATGCTGTGTGACAATGTTAACTTCAAGCTTTCGTTTATGATGATTACAGAAAGGACAGTGATATGGAATGTTGTCAGATTTCTGTTTACCAGATGAACCAAGTACAGAGTCTAAGAGAGAAATAACAGCATATCTGCTCATGTATATAATTAATATTATATTATATTAGCATTGACATTAACATATCAATGTTTCATTATTCAATAACTTTCAAATGAAAATTTATTAATTGAAAATAATAAAAATTTTTCAAAAGGTCAACCTTTTTGCCAACTTTTTTCAAAGTTTTTTGTCGGTTCAAACATTCAACCATTCTTCTGGAATTTCCTTCTCTGACCACGTAATGCCATGTTTATCACAAAAGTCTCCGTAGGTGGTTTTTGAACCCTTTCTGATCTTTGTTTTTGCTGACTGAAATATAATTCTGATATCTAAGTCTGGATGTTGTTTCTTTATTAACAAATGTTTCTTACGATCTTCCGTAGTCCATCGACCTTTCGTTTCAATCAATATACCATTAGGTAATGTGAAATCAACTGTATAAGTACTCTGCCTCTCAGGTACAATATAATTAATTTTTGTCGTTTCATAAACCTTTTTTGGATCTATTTTCTGCTCAGTGAGTTGATCTGCTATCTTAACTTCAAATCCCGATCTATAACCTGACTTCAACGCATCGCGTCGTGTCTTACTTCGACTTCTCCAGCCCATTTAATAATCCCATCTTAAAATAATGTTGGTATCAATATCTGGCCTTTTCTGAACTGCCTGTGATAATTTTCCAACTGCTAATAACCTTCTATATCTATCATATAATCCTATAGTTGTGATATATGGATCTGCTGTTCCTGATACAAACATTGATTTGATATTGTAACCTGGCATTGACTGTCTTTCAAATGGTAAACATGGATTACCACCCTTTGTAGTAGTTCTAAATGTTGCTGTAGGATTTGTACTTACATTTAATTTACCAGCTGGTATTCTCACCATCACTTCATTTTCGTATATGGTATGACAACCTCGATATCTTAGATCAAAACTTTCATTACTACCTGGGAAGAAAACACCAGAACCAGTGACATGTTTTTCTAATGGAGATGTGACAACTATAGCTCCTTGTTTATAGAAGGTATTGCCCATCACCGATGTTTGATACAATGAACCAGATACGAAATTTCTATTGCTCAATGATGAAATACCTGTCTCATCTACGGCATAATCATACATACGTAATTCAGCCATATGAAAATCAAGCCAACCATCCGATCCCGTACGGTCACCAAATATCAATGTCGAATCAAATCCCATTTGTATACTATCTGTCAAATCACCTGGGGCTTCTAATGTAACCGATTCTGCAACATAAACAGTTGAATCTTTGCTTAACACCATAGAAGCGCTAGGTTCAATAGTTAAGTTACCTTGTATAACGACGACTGTATTTTCTCCTATTGTAAATACAGCTTCATCTTCGATTAATAAATCAGACTGAATATATCTAATGACATTGTCTGGAGTAGTTAGATCAGTACTTATAGGTGATTCAATAATTCTATTACTATAAAATCCTCCCACCGATGAACCTAACATTATATCATATTCATTACCTAATTTACCTTTTGGTAATCTATCAGATGCTACTTGGCTACCATTAAGATACATCTGTACATTAGAATTTTTATTACGTATCAATACATGGTCCCAAGCAGTAGCTTCATCTCCGGTAGTGGTAGTACTCGATCCGGATAAATGCACTGATGTACTACCATTACTAGCATGAAATCGATAACTAACTGTATCATCTGTATTTGGTATCACTCCTATAGCAAATGGTGTACGGTGATTATCAAAGTTCTGGCCAATAGCTGGCGGCTCATGAACAACATCTTCAAAATATGTACCATTAACGGAATCATGTCTTGCAACACGTTTTATTGTATTTTTACTAAGTAATGTATAAGGACCTGGAACGCTAGGAGTTCTTTTTACCCAGAATGATATTGTATAATCATCACAGAAACCGAAACTTTCAAAAGGATTGTCAACTTCACGATGTGAATCTAACGGAGGAATGCCATTAGTATATGTTGATAATCTTATATAAGACCCGGACTGTTTAAAATGCGCAGCCAACCCTGAATGTTGATCATAACCAGTAGTCCTGACACCTCTGACAATATCAATATCTTTATATTCGTATGTATTAGCAGTTTGTTTCTGATAATGGTTTAAATTAGTAGGAGCTGTTTTAAGAAAATATGGGAACGGATGTGTAGGCGTTCCTAATCCCCCTTGCTGAAATCTAAACTGTCTATATTCATTATTAAATGATAGATGTAATACACTCTTACTAGATGACGCAAAACTAGCACTATCAATTTGATGGTCACGTAAATTACCATAACCATCATCAGTAGCCGTATAATTAATATCACCAGGGCCATCGATATTTAATCTAACACTATTCTTTCTTATTCGTTCGCCCATATCAAAATATGGTATTGACATTATAGAAGCAGAATACCAAAGAAATTTATGTGTATTTTTAATATCGTATAATTCCTGTGTCATGGTAGGATCAAAAGGACGGTCATAATATCTATGATCTATACCATGCCATACAACATGTTTATTCGTACCTGTTTCAGTATTTTCTGGATAACCATATGTAGAATCGCCAACATTAATTTCTGGATATTGCCGACCTAAGTATATAGCGTCATATCTAGTAGCCCCGCTACCTGTGTTAAATGACGTATCTGTTATACGATAATGTTTAAACGTTTTTACCGGTCGTTGATGTACATCCCGACTCTTTACTGGATGGAATATGTAAGGACGTGTTGCCATTCAACATTGATTTTTAGGTTAGAAATTTAACTTCACCTTGATCAATGCTTCCCTAGTAAAGTTCTTTAATATCGGCTGACTCAGTTTTGCAACTGCTAATAATTCTCTATTATTATTATACATCCCTACAGTAGTGATATATACTTGAGGATTATCTGCAAAACTAGCATATGCTAATTCTCCAGATCCAGATGTAAATGATTTATTATTAGAATAATTGTAAGTAGCATTACGTACTCTGCAGAAATAGTATGATGCTTTAACTCGTTCCATGGAACGGGCCTGTATACCACCATTAAAATTCACCGGTGTTAAATTATTTGATCCAGATAAAGATCTGAACAATTTCATTGCATTATCACCCTGAACCTGAGATCCTGTCACTGATCCAAAATTGACACCTCCTGCTGATAAATCTAAATCTAATTTTTCAGCGTTAAGTACAGCGACACCTAGATGTGGATATAACAATCCATAATGCACTGGGTCAGTCGGATTATGTATAACCTGACCTTGAGTTGCATTATCTAATGTCCCTGATACTAAATTATAAATTGGACCAAATTGACCTACAGTAGGATTGTTAGCAGATGAATCATCGACTATCTGTATATATTCACTATCGCCGGATAATTTCACATTAGATCCGGTATGTGCATTGTTTGCAAACGCACTTCCTAAAGATGCAGATAGTCTAGCTAATGTCAATTCAAAGTTACCAGCATCAATTCGCTCTCTAAATCTAGCTCTATTGAAATTTAATACATAAATGGAATCACTGTTTGTGCCATCAAATGTAAATTTACGATCTCCCGGGTCTAATAACAATTGAGCATATTGTGAATAAATACCTCTTGTCGGTGTGTCATTGTTAAGATTGCCTGTCAAATCTCTGGAACCTGAGCCTCCGAAATGACCATATGCTATGGAAAGTTCTGATACCGCATCATTTGTTAAAGCAGGATCTCCATTGGAATGAATCTCCTGATAATATGTTTTCTGAGTTGCTGTTAACAATGAACTTGTGAACATGTTGACTAAACTACCTGTATTACCTGAAAACAAACCTCTGGTAACTTCTTCCTGTACATCTGACAGAACGTCATTGTTAAAATCAAATGGAGTGAACACATTGCTGGCAAATGTGCCACCTATCTGTCCGATATTGTTACCCTGAGCGCCTGGAGTTAGACCTGGATTAAAGACTTGTCCTCCTGGATTTTGTTGCATATTGAGTCCACCATAATTACCTCCTTGACCGGCTCCAGCTCCCTGACCAGCTAAAAATGGATTGTTAGGATCTGGTACCATTGGCCCTGGTCCAATTGGACCTCCAGGTGAAAAAACTGAGCCATAAAAATCCATCGGAAGTCTATGTCCGAATTGTTCAATTGCTAGTGATAACGCTGTTTGCATAATTGTCTTCTTTAATTTATTGTACTGGTCTGATTGTGATAGGTAATGTTACTGACCCTCCTGTTTCATTTCCGAAGAATGTGATTGATGTCTGTAAGTTAGGAGCTGCCGTATTACCAGCTTGTGGATGTATCAATGTGAAACTGAATTGATTGCCCGTTAACTGCGCTGTCGTACCAGCATCGCCAATAAATGTAGCAACTGTTGCTCCAGCTGTACCAGCTTGACCTGTACCAGTACCTGCAACTAAATTAGAATCATTGATAACTGCTGTATAACCAAATACTCCTGCATTAGCCGATGGTAAGTTGACAGTCTGTGGAGTTATCTGGAATGTTGTACCAGAAGCCCCATTGATTGCTGGAACTGGAACTGCAATAACTGGTAAACGTTGAGAGCCTCGAGGCAATGTGATGAGTTTGTACTTCATCATCTGCGTTTCATCTGTCAATGCTTCCGTTATTGGAAGATTTTCAATCGCAGCACCATAAAATGCTGTACCGAGAGGATGATCTGGATTATAAAGATCATAATCTATTTCATCATCTGCTAATGCGAACTGCGTGATCTGAAACTGATTAGTTCCACGTGCTAATATTTCTCTACCTTTCTTAGTGAGAATAGCATCAACAGTTATTGTAGAATTATTTAGATATCCCATATTCTATTTTGTTTACTATAAATATACTTTAACTAGGAAATTAACCTCCTAATCCGGTATTTTGTCCTCCTTGAGCCAATAAACTTGGATCTGCAGCAATTGGTGTGGGAGGATAAGCAGGAGTAGGTCTAGTCCCTCCACCTGATGATACCACTAATGTACCTCCTCCTACTACCGGTGTCGGTGCTGTTGGATTATAAATCATTTGATTTGGATTCACAATGAATATTTCAACCGGCGTGCCTACTGAATTTAATCCTGTGAAATCCATATTTCCTACAACAGCGAATCCGCCTAATGACACACCATTAACTGATGTGCCACTATTCTTCATTCCTTCGAAATATCGTAGCTCGTCTAGAGCAAGAAAATCGTCCATGTAACAAGCTGTTTCTAATGAACTGCTGTAATATAAACCTAATGACTGGCTTGAAAATCTATCAAAATCACGTTTGTATTTATTTGCAAATGTCTCTTGCTGATTACCAAAGTGATAAATTTTCTTACTGTAAATTGTACTAGGTCTACATTGATCTGCTATTTGCTGTAATGGATTATGACATACCTTACATATTGATTGAACAACATCAAGTTTATCAATAGCAGGTATCAAAGAATACGACCCAGTTGTGAAAAATTTCAGATCAATTGTTAGATCTGTAAACGGATTCACCCGTACATCATTAAATTCTATTATATCTGATCTGAGAGCTGAAGCAGAATAATTAGTTGTAAATGATTTCTCTTGTATACTCGTACCAACAAAACTTCCAGAACGATCAACACGATGTCTAGTACCATCAAAATAATCCGGATGTTGTGCAGATAAATTTGTTTTATAATTAGGGTGATCAGAATTTGTATCTTTATCAAAAACTGTCATTATTGCAGAATCAATTTTGACAGCTTTAATTCCTGATCCTGCTTCATTTTGATGAGAAATGTTAATACGAAAATCACGTATAGTTTCAAACATATTATATGTACGAAGTTGTAATCTTAAACTGTCACTACCTGTTCCAGCATTAAGTGGCTCAGACTTTGTGCGACCGCCTCCTGAAACATCCATGTGACCTAAGTTAGTCCATGGCTGAGAAATATGATCATTTTTAACTGTATATTTAGTATGAATAGACGCTGTGGCAGATAATTTTTCATCTACTGGATAAACTGCAATTGTACAATAATCACTAGTACCTGATGTGAACATTGATATTTGCCCGAATCTATTACCAATATCAGCATAACCATTATCATTGAGATGATAAATTGTATTTCCTTCAAATGTGATAGGTCTATCTATTACTCCCTCTCGTTGAGGACCGACATCAGCTTCAGCTTCTGCTGATGATGTGACAGTGAAATCAGCAAAAACGCCTATATTTTCTACTTCAGGTAATGATGTCAATCTCGATTTACTTCGCTCCAAAGCATGAGGCTCAACTAACAAACCCATTACTTCATCAACACGTTCAGGTATTGTCTGAGCAATTTGTGTGAATATACCAAAATCAAACTGACTAAAGACTCTTATGAAAGCATTTAGGTCATTTCGTTGATCAAATTTCTTCCAATAGTGTTTAGAAAAATGAAATAGATCTGAGTATTCTTCAGTGAATTCATGATCTGGATCACCAATGAAATCATCTAATGATATATCTCCGACATGATTGAATATATCTTTATTGATCTGATCTGCTAATGAATAGAACAGACCTAACCGATTTGAATCCAATGGTGCTCTGTCAAATCTAGAAACTTCAGCTGAGCGTTCTGGTGATAATGTATTGATAAGTTCATTATCTTCCAATCTGATTTTCTGAGATCTTGGTACTGATCCTCCCATGGATACACCCTGTACATAATAGGTTTCTTCTACAACTTCATAGTTACCTCTCTGTACATTATCCGGAACATTGAATCCAGATGCCGATGCATATGTATTTCTACCATCAGTGAATAATGGTGAAAAATCTTTATTACGCTGATCAGGATGTGATGATGTGACAAATAATCCAGCACCTTGAGAACGATCAACCGCTTTCAGATCTGTTCCTAATGGATAATGTTTCACTAATGTGTCAAATGATCCAGTAGCAGATAAACCTGACACATAGGATGATGGGTTCAGAGTATGAATATCAAAAGATTTCTGATCAAATGCTTCGATATATTCTCTATATTCCTGCATCGATCCGGTATACGTACGTAATGTACCCATTAATGATGTGAGAGCTGAATTCACATTATATTGATCTGAACTACCTGTATTACCTCCTAGATATGAAAAAGATGAACTACCCGCAGTTTCTAATTCTGGAGATAAAGACCATCCATCATAATGTTCTGCATATGTCGGAGTTATTGATACAGAACCAGAATGTATAATTTTACCTACTATGTAATCTGACGCTTTCTGTATCTGTAAATTATATGTTGTATCAGTATTTGAACCTGTGTTGAAATGATTACCGGTAGTAGTATAATATTCTGTTATGTTCCATATATCACCATCATAAAGTGGTAAGTAATCTGTGGAACCTACCAACGCAGTTGATGCACCAGAACCTTTACCTATCACATAATTAAGTCTTCCATATTTTGAACTACCAGAATATGATCCGGTATGTTCAATCGCAATATGCGCAGTTGGAAATTCATTACCACTATCATCATGTTCAACTCTGGAGTATAGAAGTGAACTTCCGGATGGTTTGATTCTGAATTCTCTTTTGATAATCGGTATTTCACCTTTATCTAAACCTACACCAAATAAACCAAAACTGGAACTAACATATTCATTGTTTATTTTCAGATGTGAACCTTCATTGAACTTTAATGCATATGCAAATCGATCTTCAATAAGTACAGGTTCATCTTCTCCTACTTTTGGTCCACCATATTCACGAATGCTTAACAATGATTGCGGAATACCATAAATGTTCATTATAGCATGTATTGCACGCTTTGTACCCTTGGTCTTTAGAATGTATGGTAAATTGTTATACATTCTTTGCCATATTTCAGCAGTTATGTCAGAATTAGATTTAGAAAACAATGATCCGGTCTGTGCAAATGCACCACTACCAGAATCAACTCCTAATGTGTATTGTATTAAAGATGATGCCTGATTACCTTCTTGAAGATACCATCCTAATGATTCTGCTAGTTCTGTGTAAATTCTTGCATCTTGACCTAATTTCGGATGTTCTTCTGTGTGATATATTTTACTAAGATTGTTAACATATGTGTATAATATATCAAAATGATGACCGACCATATCAGTAAACAATATATACTGATCATTATTTTCATCTTCTCTTATGAATTCCGGAATGGTATTACGTAATGCATTATTATTTTCAATATCATATAGTGATGCTGTGGCAACAGTGCCATCAAACCAATTAGTTACTATGGTGGATGTGCTAGCATGTCGTATGAATTGACTACCAGATAAAAATTTAGGCCATGGCTGAATTCTGTAATTTTCAGCTCCTATTAAACCTCCCTCAGCAAAGAATGGATCTCGATTTTCGTAAATATCAGCTTGATTTGTAAACAAACTCGATGTAGGATCATTGTATAACCAATGCTCGTAAGCATCAAAACTGCCGATAACACGATTTTTTAAAGCTTCATTTACAGTGATGTTATTGGACATATAAGCAGCATCCGTATTGGCTGCATTCAGTTGATCAATGACAGTATCATAATATTCAATTAACTCCATTTTATGTTTGAAGTTACGAATTCGTTGTTCAGCTGATGAATAAAATACAAAATTTTGAAATCCAGAATAATCTATAGGAATTTTTTTTGATCTTCCTAATGATCCTGAAAATAAAGAATCTACTACTTGTTGAGCTATTGCAGGAGTCGCAGTTAAAATTTGATTATAATTTTGAAAATCTGATTCGGTGGATAGTGCATATGTATATGTTTCAAAATTAGGACCAGCTAACTCATTCAATATTTCTGCTTGAGGCCTAGGCGCTACTTTAATGTTATCACTGTAAGAATCTGTTAATTGATCTACTATGAAAGCAAATGCGTCATTTTCATTGAATTTTTCTGGTAATGCCTGATATAATCGTACTACTAAATCATCACCTTCTAACCATGGTTTAACATTAATGATTCGATACAGTTCATTATCACCTAAATTAATAAATGTATGGGCATCTGATAATGGAATATTATTATATTGTAGTATAATTGGGTTGCCAAATGCATCGACCTGAACATACTCTTGATTTGTAACTGGATCTATTGCAGTCTGATATACATTTTGCTGATAAGCCGGAGTACCATAACTATTCAGATAATTTTCAAGATCTTGAGGATATAAAAATGATCCTGGACGTATCTTTAAATGAAGCTCTTTTCTATCGGGTGATATTTCTTTGATGACAAACGGTCTGCTACTATAATCACCTAATATGTTTCTGTAAACGTTTACTATTGTTTCAAATGTTCCTCTGGTGATACCGAAGTTCTTCATTACTTCAGTGTAATTTACCATTAGTTCATTGTTATCGATTACATAGTCTTGTATTGGTCCACCAATTATGTATTCTGTAGCAGATGGCACAAGTTGATTAGCAGTTGGGCCATATACATGCGTCTCAACTACAATGTCAGTGTTCTGTAAATACGGTAATCCATATCCCACCGGGCCGGGCGTTAATGATGTGGCACTAGGCGCTAATATGGAAACATGCTCCGGTCTCCATGTAGATGTTAATAATGGTCCATCAGTATTAACAATATCTCTAAAATTTGTAAATCTGTTTATTGACATATCATCTACGTGTATATATAATTATCAAAAGTCAAGGTATTTGGATTACGTACATTCTGTAGTAATACTTGACGACTACTGTTAGGCCATTTAATGAAATACGATTTTGGTTGATCGTTTTCAAACACTTTACGTCTGACATATTGTATAGAATTGTATTGTGCTTTTAATTCAGTACTTACAAGATCATCTGTTGCTTGTATCACAAAAAATGGTAAATATACAACACCTACCCCGGTACCTGTACTTTGTAGATTATTAACAAAATTGTTCAGAGCTATAACTGTGTCTAACATTAATTGAGCCTGAGATGGATCAAAAGCAGTTCTTACTAGATTATCAATCTGTTGCAATGTCTGTTCCAGATTGTTCATCAATGTTCTTATATAATCTAGATAATTATCTAACAATGATGCTGCTGCCCTAATGTTAGCATATTGAACTTTAATCTTATTGAAGATGATAGTTCTCATGTAATCATTCTGCTTCAATGCCTCTCGTATTGTTCTATCATTACAATTGAATGTGTTATCAGTCAGATAATTTGATGGCTGAATAAGACCCGTATTATCTAAATAATTTTGAATACTTACAGGTACATTAAATGTTACCTGTGATGAATTCGATCCTATAAATATAGTTGAAAGATTTGCCCCAGATGTTGATGTTGATATGTTAGGTGATGGTTGCGTTGTAGTACCGGAAGGTGTAATCGGTATTGTCTGCCCGGTGATTGGATTTGTCAATGTACCTGGGGTAGGGCCACCACCCGAAGGAATAATACCTGATAATGGATTAGGAATAACAGGGGGTGCAGGAGTTCCTGATGATGGAGGCACAACCGGATTACCAGCTCCTACGCCAGGAGCGGCGCCAGGAGTAGCAATAGTAGCACTGTTTGGTATAGTTGGTATCTGTGTTGGATCTATGATCTGCAGTGGCGCTTGACCAATGGTAAGATTAGGTATACTATGTATGCTTAAATCATTTAGATCTGCGATGAACTGTAATATTCCATTATTTATACTTGTAGCTAAAAGATTTGCCTGTTCATTAGCAACAATTTGACTAACTCCTCTTTGATCAAATATCAATCCCCATTGATAGTTACTCAATAGATTATCTTTCTGATTACTTGATAATTTGTCTCTTACATTGCTATTATTACCATATGCTCTAAAGAAATTACCATATTCAGCAATATCCACAATATCGCCATTATTCTTCTTACGTTTCACCTTAAATGGATCATTTGCTAGAAATACATTGTATAGTGGACTTCCTGGACCTAATTTCTGATCTACATAATTAACTAGACTCTGTGGAGTAGAATCATATGCTATAACGAGAGATTCTAATTTAGTTATAATAGATGGTAAGTATTCTAAAATTTGATCTACAATACCAGAAATTTGATTTTGTTGTAGAGCTTGTTGTGTTAATGCTAAGAATCTATTTTCAGGATAATATTTGATGGAACCTCGAGGTTCATATGGTTGCAGCTCAGTGACATCAAACATTGCATCACCATTGGATTCAAAATCAATATAATTATCATACTCTGCCAAATCTAATCCAGCAACTCCATCATCTCCAGGATCTGAACCAGCATCGGATGTTAATATATGCGGAAATTCATTCCAGATAGGTTCAATTTCCTGAACAGTGTCACTGAAACTAGCATTTGTAGTTCCTTCTGGTAACAATGATTGAATATTATCAATGCCTTCTTGTATCACTAATGTATTAATCAGACCAGATTCTCCATAACGACCATCTGCTCCTACTATACCTTCTACTGGATTAGGTGCAACAGCTCCATAGTTTGAAATATCAAAGTTTTTGTTATAAGCATATTTTTTTATCACAAACACATCAGTTACCTGTTTCCAATGACCATGTATCATCATTCGTAAATTTAAAACAAGATCATCGATCTGAGCTGCCGTATTATTGCTTATCGCACCATCATCCCAACCACCAAACAGAGTAGGCCAATCAAGTATCATCATTTTACCCTCAAACCGATCTCGCATCCGTTCTCGATATGTCTGTTGCTGAAATACTCTTTCAAAATATCTTTGCTGAGGTGTTATTGCTGTTATGGTTGCATATGTAGCTCCTGCAGGTAATGGTCTAATATAATCTCCTGGGTCTCGCACAAATGGATTCAATGGTCTGTAACCACTGCGATATCTGATGTCATAATTCCATTCCGCAGATCTGTCTAAAGTCATTTTTTGTATGAATTCATCATATGATGATAAAGTGGTATCATCTCCGATTTGGCCATCTATAGAAAGATCATATGTTTCAAAGTCTTGATTAGTTGCTAAACTAATAGCGTCATATGTCAAGCCACGCTCTACCAACATCACTTCCAATGTCTTGTAATTTGGTATCGGTAATGCCTCACCATATCTAATATAGTAAACACAGAAAACATTTGATACCTGATTATCACCTGGACTTAAATTTTGTGGTCCTCGTGAAATGTATTGATCATGGACATCTACAAGATTTAAACTTACAATTGTAGTTAAATCTCCACCAGCTACTATAAATAGATCATTCGGAGATGGTACAACAGGTAAATCATCTTGTACAAAATAACCAAAGAATGGATCTAACACATCATCTAAAATGTCCTGTGTAACCGTAGGCACAATTTGCTGTAAACCATATAATACAAACTGATCTTGAAACTGATCAATTTCTGCTATATTGTTATTATTTCTGTCTGCTAATTGCAGATCATATGGTACAGCTTGATTAGCTGAACCTGGATAATCTCCATGATACTGTCCCGGCGCCGGCGGGGCTTGTATTAGATCAGGCATATAATATGCTGTACCATTAAGTATATGTTCGTGATATGCACCGACCGGTGATACATTCAACGCCGCCTGAGGTGTAAAGTATAATGGATAATAACCATTAACCACAAACGGTTCAGCAGGTATTGTCTGAGGACTTGGATTGAATATAAACGTATTTGGCATATACTATCAATTTATAACTTTGAAATAAAAATCATCAAATGTTTGAATATCATCACCTGCATCTCTTTCTATTTTTAATTTAATTTTATAATATCTGTCCGGGAAAAATGAATCCATACGTAACTTAAAGAAACTACCGTTAGCATCGCAATCAATCTGAGTTGCACTTGTATCAAATGGCACTATCACATCGTTAGTAACTGAATCACATATACTATAAAAACTTGATGTTGGTAAACGATTAGTAGTTATAAAGAAAGATGCCGTTGAATATGTTTTAGTAGGAAATTCGGGTCTAACGCCTATTCTAAATTTTGCTATATCAGTAGGTCGATATTCTGGTTTGATATTTTTGATATATGGTACATATGTTTCAGATGTTATCTCTTGAGACGATGTATTTGCAAATGAAGTATCATTGAATGCAACTTCTAATCTTGGCACATAAATTGTATTAGTCTCTCTACTAAAGAACTTGATATCACCTAATATTTCACCGGATAATTCGTCGGTTAAAGAACGTTTAACAATGAATCCATTGTTGGTAATATCTTCATCTATCCAATGCTTGACTATATCAGTAACGTTCATTCTGACGTCAGGTATCTGATTATTAAATGATTGCGAAGCTTCATATGTGGAACCTGTTATCCATGTTCCGCCGCCTATGTTTGTAGCAGATGTTTGTCCCGAAGAATGACCCGATCCTGTATTCCAATATAAAGCTGTATCTGAACCATTTCTATAGTACCAGGATGCGCCGTTTCTAATTTCAGGCTGATCAGAAAAAGTACCATTACCATTTGTCCACGATTCAGAAACTGGATATGCTTCTAATGTATATTGATGTTTTAATTCTTTTGATTCAATTGCTGTCAAAGACAAAAATACAGATGCAGACGCTGCTGATGATGGATTTCCTAATGCAGGTATTCTATTAGCAGCAATCTCAGATCTCAATGTATCAATCTGACTACCGAAATCCACAATGAATCGAGTATTAAATGTATCACCGAAGTCGCCCGAAGCAGATGAAATTTTTGATAATTCCAATATCTGATCAACGCCAGTGTTACGTTCCGGGAATCTTTCATATAATGTTACATCGCGTTCAGCATAAAATATTCTATACATCTTAACTTCCTATTGTTCTGCCTTTAATATCTCTGTTAGGATATTTGATTTCAAAAATACATGGATCTAAACTTGGATAAATGATGCCATTTCTTGTAGCAGATGTAATATCATAAACGTTACCTGAATATCCTTGTGCTGTAGAATATCTGTTACTTATTGATAAATCATTTACAGTTTGAACACCTTCTACACGATCTAAATCTGCTTTCAATGCATTGATATCTATAGAACCATTTATTTGCATACGTTCATTTGACATCAAAAACTTTAAACGTTCGATACATCGCAAAATTGTTTCAGTGTTATTATATGTCGGCCTGCATGTAATTTCAAAATCAACTGCTATGTTAATTATGAAAGCATCTTTAATATTTAAAGCATCTGTTAACATTCTATATTCTGAAAGATATGTACGTAAGTTTTCTTTCAATGCTTGATTAGCTGGTACAAGATTTTGATTTTCATCATATGATAACACATAAACATTTAATGCCAATGGATTCTGTATTGTGTATGAAGGATATGACATATCAGATGTGTTAATCTGATCATCACCTATTACAAAAGCCTTTTCTATAGAACCGTATTTCTGTGGCATAGAATATATACGAGAGATATAATCTTCTCTTGTAATTGCTCTATTCTGTGCAGCGAATGATGCCATGGCATTTTGTCTAATATGTTCAATATCAGAAAAATCATTACCTCCGGTAGCCGGCTCTTCATTTATCACTGCCAATGTATCTGATATCAAATCAAAATTAATGTCATCATAGCTTTCATTTAAAACATTAAATGACTGAAATCTGTTTATAGTATTCACTCCAGCGTTATCATCTAATCCTCCACCTATAGAGTATGTAACGGTTAATGTTGTATTATTTGGAGCCAAACCATATGTACTTGTATATAAAAAATTAGACGGATCTAAGTTATTCAATGTTTCTCTTCTTAGATATTCTAATCCAATACCTACATTTTTTGGATTCGGTACAATTTCTTCATCTGCATCAGAACTGACACCAGACCCGAATTGAACTTCAATACGACCATCTTCTCTACGTTTTGTAATAAATCTTCTTGGGGTTTTCCTTAACTTCAAAATATATGGAACAGAAGATCTAAATTGGCTTAGTGTAGGATCATTGAACGGAATATTTAAAACATCATCAAAAACGGTATCCTGTGCCAAATAGTCAACTTCACGCCAGGTATTACCAGCTGAGTCAGTTATTGATATAATGTCCAAAACATTTTCATTAGGTATTACAATTTTATCATACGGTTTTGGATTATTAAAAACATAATCTAATGTTTCAACTTCACCAGAAACAACTTGTACATATTTTTTTAACAGATAATTAGCTGGATCGCCGTTACTATCTAAGTCATAAACAGTTATTTCAGGGTTATTTTGAAAATCTACTGTTTCAATTGTCCTAAATACAGTACCATTATCTGTTAAAACTTCAGCACCACTATCAAGTACTAATGCTTGCCTCATATCAGGTTCAGTAGCTGCGCCAGTTCCTATACTATTTACTAGATGATATATTGAAACTGTACATGTAGCAGCTGTTCTATTTCTTGGTTTATATCCAAATAAATGTGACAATTCCATTATATTTCTACGTTCACGAGCAGATGATATAATAGATTCTCTAAACGATGTATCAGTATAGAATGATAAAACATCTCCTACATATGATGCCATTTCCATAAATAACATTCCTGGTGAAGTTTCATTGAAATCTCCATATGTATTTGGAAAATATGTTTTTGTAAAGTTGATAAGATTTTGTCTGAATTGTGCAAAATCTTTATTCAAATATGTTACATCTTTTTTAACTAAACTCATTTTGGTTCCTAATATATGTTATTACCTGGATTAACTGGATCAACTCCTACCAACGGTGTTCCTCCTGTGAGACTAGCTCCGGTAAATGTACTTGCTTCTACTAAATTACTCTGTATAGGTACAGCATTAGTATTTTCAATAATTTGTAAATTTTCATTACCTGCTAAAAGATTAATGACTATGTTAGCTCCTTGAGGATTTACAGTGAATCTCATTTGTATTAGATATGATCCTTTATCATTGTTTTCAAACAATCTTAAACTGTTCAATTTGATATAAGGTAACCAGAATGCAATTTTTTCTTTGATATTGGTCTGTAGGTACTCTTCTAAATCATCTGACATATTATCAAACAATACATTGTAAATATCAGTTCCTAAATCTGGCTGCATGAGTCTTTCATTCGTACGTGTCAATAATAAACTTTTCAGATTTGTTATAGCTTGCTCAATATTATCATATGATGATTCAAAAACACCAGCACCTTCAGCCGACCCAGAAGCATAATTTTGAGTAGCTGTTCTACCACCTACAACCCCTTTGTTTAGTGGCAATTTCACACCTAATGCTGTATTAGATGTAACTGGTACTGGTTGATATGTGTATATAGTTCGTGCCAATTATACAATACCTTTTTTCTTGTCAATGGCAGTCATTAGAGCAGAATAATCTTTGTTCATGATATTTAGAACATTGGCAACAGCTTCATTAGAAGTGTCTACTGGACGTCCATCAATGTCAGTCATTGGAGTGACATTAGGCTCTGAACTCATCATGCTCAGTCCGGATTCCACTAATGGTCCTGTGTTCATATCAGAGAAGTTTGTTGAACTAGCTGTGTCATTCAACAGATCATTCAGAATGGAGTTCTTGGAAAATGTTTTTCTTTTGCTTGGCTTGCTTCGTTTTGGTCTACTTGGTGTCGGACGTTTCTGTTCTGTCAACACATCTTGCAGTATAGGAAGCAGTTCTTCAGTCAAAACTTCACGCATTTCTTGACGTATGATCTGCCGTAAAGCTTGTGTAAATTTACCCATAGTACTATTTTACTATAAATATGGATGGCATTGGAATTTATTATGTTTTACATGTCCGCTCGTATAAACGATGGCAAATTTATTGGTTCTATACCATCACGAACATAAGTTTGCCCAGTAGCTTCATTTGTTGTGGTATATGATCCATTCTGTACAGCTTTTCTTGAGAGCTTCCATCTACCACCACCGGTGGATTCTGTGCTCTTGCTGAAATCTTTAGTTCTGTTACCATGATTTCTCCGCGGTACCACGATTATATGAAAGTGGTCACCGGTGCCATGATCTGACAAATGATAATATTCGTTGATGAATCGAAAATATGGTTTAGGTCTATCACTAGTATGATCTGATCGTAGATTGCTGGTCGATCCTTCTATGCTTCTGAGAATGTCTTCGACTTTGAGTACCGTTGAATTATGACCTCTTGATTCTCCTTTTGCAACCACAAAGTCCATTGCAGTACCTACCGTGTGATGACTTTCAAAAGAAACATTACCAGAGGAAGTTGGTATATCCGGATTATGAAATTTGTCATTTCCGCCACTGCAACATATACTGAGATCTGGTATTTCATCTCTCAGTAAACCAAAGAGCCAGATACAGAAGTTTGCTAGCTCTGGAGCAATGTCTGTTATATGATATGTAGCAGTACCAGGATTGTTGGCTATTTCTCCTCCGTCACGGTCACGGCCTATT